AGAGCGTAGTAGACATTAAGCTGTCAGATGTTATAGACTTGGTTACTCATTTCAAAGGATTATTCGATAAGAAACTAGAGCTAAAGAAGACATTCGAAATACAAGGTGTAAAGTTTGGGTTTATTAATGAATTAGAGGATATATCCTTTGGGGAGTATGTAGATTTAGAATCTAACATAATTGATGTACAATCATTCCACAAGGCAATGGCTGTAATGTACAGACCTATCACAAGTCAGAAAGGGGATAAGTATACCATAGATAAATACAGCGGTACAGCGAACTATGCTGAATTAATGAAGTACGCTCCTTTAGATGTTGTATTGCCAGCATCGGTTTTTTTTTGGAGTTTAGGAAACGAACTATTGACAGCTACCCTGTCTTATTTGGAGAAACAAATGACGAAGAAGAGCAAAACGATTTTAGCGAAACAACTCAATTTGGACAACGATGGGGATGGTATCAGTCAATATATCAACTCGCTAAAGGAGACATTACAAAGTTTGAACGAGTTACAGAAACAGGACTTTTTGAGTGCTTAACGATGTTGACATTTGAAAAGCAGAAGTCAGAAATAGAAAATAGACAAATAAAAAAAGCGCATGAAAGGATACTATGATTTTACAACAGCATTTCACGATTTCTTAATAAGCGATCCGTTAGTAAATCAGGTTACGAAAGGGAGCTTGGATAAGATTACAAACGCTAAAAAAGATATGTATCCGTTAGCTCACGTAATGATTGATAATGGTGCGTTTGAATCAAATACTATTAGGTTTAGTATTACATTAATTGTAATGGACATAGTAGACTATACTAAGGAAGATTTGACTCACTTATATTACGGTAATAATAACGAGGATGATATCCATAATCAAACATTAATGATTTGCCAACGTGCATTTGAAAGTATGCGAAGAGGGCAAATGAGTGAGGATTATTCTATAGAGTCTGACACGGCATCTTTTGAATTCTTTGTTGATAGATTTACGGATGATGTTGCTGGTTGTACTATGACTTTTGATATTGTAATGGCAAACCAAATGACTATATGTTAAATGTACAGGAAGAATTAGATAAGTTTAAAAGGTACGTAATAGCTAAGTCTAAACTTAATCTAAAAGAACAGGATAGAAATGTAACTAGTAAGCTATACAACTCTATTAAAGGTGAAGCAAAAGCAATGCCTAATTCTTTCTATCTTAACATCTCGATGGACGAACATGGACAGTATTTAGACCAAGGTGTTAAAGGTAAAAACTCATCTGCAAAAGCTCCTAATTCTCCATTTAAATTTGGCAGTGGTAAAGGTAAGAAAGGGGGTTTGACATTAGGAATACAACGATGGGTTAAAGCTAGGAGATTTCAATTTAGAGATAAGAAGAGTGGTAAGTTCATGTCGTATGATTCTACAGCATTTTTAATTACTAGGTCGATATATTCTAAAGGTACAAAGCCTTCGTTATTCTTCACAAAACCATTCAATAAATACTTTGAGAAATTGCCTGAAGAATTAATCGTTAAATACGGATTGGACGCTGAAGAGTTATTTAAGTATACAATTAAACAACCTAAATAAATGGCAAACATTTTTGTAAGAAGTCCTTATATCATATCTGTAAATGCGTCAGGGCAAATAGGAAGTAAGATAGAGGTATTTATTTGGAACGGGACAGGATCTATTCCTGCTTTACCACAATATACACTATCTAAACTTATTCCAAGTTCTGCTAATACTAACACCGAGCACGACATCTCTCCATACGTTAGGGAGTATTTATCTCATATTTCTACGCAATCCCCAGTAGCTTTATCAACTTCATTTACTGATTTAGCAACCACACAATGGTGTAACGTAACTATTAAGAGATATAAACTAACAGGAACTACATACACCTTATTAGATTCTGCTAATCATTATGCACATGATGGATATTCATTCTACGAGTCAGGATACAACTACGATAATGGCAGATTCTTACTAGAGCAGAAAGAATATTTTTATAATGAAGATGCTACATATGCTGGTGAGATAGCTTGTTATTTGAATTCAGGTGAGAAGGTAAAATATGGTAATGGTTTTACACTTAATACTGCTACAATAAACTCCACATCTATTGGGTTTGGTGTGAGTCAAATTACATCTGTATCTGTAGCTGGAGATTACACAGCAGAAACTGTAGCTAGTGGCGCTTTGTATTTTACTTATGAGTATGAATTCGGACAACCTACAACTTCATGGACAGGTACTATTTTATCTTCATCATATAATTCAGGCACAAACACAACAACGATAACACCTTATTTTGGTGGTACAATTCCTACAATTGAAACTGGGCTTAGTAATTCAGGTAATAGAACTGTCACGATAGGGGCTACAGAAACATATACAGTGCCTTCAAGTGGTTGGTTTACTATACCAAGAGTTTTAAGTACTTATAAAACATTAAGGATATTTAATTCTGCACTCAGTACCCTATACGCATCATGGAAATTCACACCTATTTGTGAGCCTAAGTACACGCCTGTAGTAATTGACTTTATAAACAAGTATGGAGCATGGCAAAGAGAGTTCTTTTTTAAGGCATCTAAGACTAATATAGCAATTGAGTCTAACGATTACAATGTAATGCAAAGTTCAAGTAACTTTGATATATTACAAGGACAAAAAAGATCATTCAATACTAACGGAATGGAGACAATTTCTGTAAATAGTGGGTATGTTAACGAAGATTTTAGCTCGAATATTAAACAACTTCTAATGAGTGAACGCATACTAGTTGATAATAAGCCTGCGATATGTAAAACAAAGTCCCTAGAGTTGATGAAAAACATAAACAATCACATGATTAACTATAGTTTAGAGTTTGAGTTTGCGTATAATTCTATAAATAACGTTATATAATGAAGAGAATTGTAGATGTATATGTAGAAAGTATCAGCGGAAGTGGTAACTATTCTAAATTAGAGTTGTTTAATGATGAAAAAATTGAGCTTACAAGTAGTATTCAGAACATACAAGACATTTCTAAAGTGTACACTGATTTCACACAGTCATTCACTATACCAGCAAGCCCTATTAATAATGCAATACTACACCATTTTTACCAATCGGATGTAGATGTAGCAACTACTAACGGAGTGTATCAATGGAATTTTAACTTTAGAATTAGAGCTAGAATAGAAGTTGGGTTGACATCTTTTAGAACGGGTACAATAATGGTTGAAAAGTCTGAGATAAAGAATGGAAGACCTGATAATTATACTATCACTTTCTATGGGGATTTGCTTACACTTAAAGATAAGTTTGAGGAATTTAAATTGAGTGATTTAGATTTACTTCCTTACAATGTAAGTTATACAGCAACCGAAGTAATTAATAAAGTTACTAGTAGTACACAGCAAGATATAATGTATCCGTTAATTTCTTCAAAGCGTGTTTGGACTTATGGCGACGGTGTGAGTACAGATATTAAAACAAGTGCTGGAGCTGTAAATTTCAATGAATTATTTCCTGCAATAAAAGTATCTATATTATTTGATTTAATTCAAAGTAAATTTGGGATAACATTTAATTCAGATTTTTTTAAGTCAACAAATGAGAAATGGGATAAGATATATCTTTGGTTAAAAAACGAAGAATCTTACACATTAAAAACTAGTGGTGAACCAGCGTATATAACATATCCAAGTACTGGCACAACAAATATACCTTCATTTAATGGATGGGGTGGTATTCTGTACCCTGCTAGAAAAGGATTTAATTTTGATTTATCTACTAATTCTATAACTTGTCAAAACCTAGATGATTCTAGCGTGACTAGTATATTCGCTGTTAAAACTGCTAGACTTGCTATAACAGTAAGTAACTTATCTAGTGCTACAACTATATATTATATAGACTTATTTCGGAATGGTAAAGTAGTAGAAACATTTACATATAAAGGTGCGATAACTGGGGCTGTAATGTACACGTTTTCGGCACTTGATAATGGAATAGTTTTTAATATTATTGTAAGGTCTGACACCCCATTAACAATGAATCTACAAGCTGCGATAAATTACCCAACCTACAATAATTTTTTCCAAGGTATAGTATTTAGTCCTATTGAAACAACGGCAACACTAGATGTTTCATCTAAAATACCTGACATTAAGATAGCAGATTTCTTTAGCGGTATTCTTAAGATGTTTAACGCAACCTGTTACGCTACAGATACAAATGTATTTACTATTGAACCTTTAGATTTATGGTATAATAAAGGAGCGATTTATGATATTACTGAATATACAGACACTGACTCAATAACTATTGAGAAGCCTAATGTTTACAAAAAAATATCTTTTAAATACGAAAAGTCAGAGTCATTTATGAATCGTAATTTCTATGACACTAATATTGTGGATAGAGAGTATTCAAACACAAATATTGAACTGCAAAATGAAGGCTCAGAGCTTACTATAAGTGCTCCGTTTGAAAGTTTATTAATGAATAACTTTAACGAAGATGATTTCCAAGTTGGTTATTGTTTGACAAAAGCCCCAGATTATAAACCATATATTCCTAAACCAGTTTTGTTTTATTATAATGGTAGAATAAATGATACTTTATATTTAAACAATGGGGTAACATCGACTTTATATAACGACTTCAATATATTTAGTAATGCCTTAGATATCTCTGGTGTTAAATATTCGTTAACATGGCACCCCGATAACGATGTTAAAACGCCTAATCTTCCATTAACAAATAACTTGTATTCTTTATATTACCAAAACTATTTACAAAACATATTTAATCCTAAATGTAGACTGGTAAGGGTTAAGTCTTACTTTCCTTTATCATTAATTACTAAGTTAAAGCTAAATGATAGGGTAGTAATCAGAGATAAAAGATACATAATTAATGAGATTAAATCTGACATTACTAGTGGTGAAGTAAGCTTATCGTTATTGAATGATTTCCGATCAATGGTTAACAATGCTTTTACTCCTGTTGTACTTGATGGTGGAGATACTATTCCAATTGATTGGGGGTTACCAAATGGTAGTAGTTCTGCTTCTTTTTCAAGTCCTATTGTGGGTGTGTCTTTTTCTCCATCTGTAATAACTGTAAGTGGGCCTATAGATGTAACTATACCTGCGAATACGAATACACCTACACCAATAGTTTTAGAGTCAGGAACGGATACATTAATTACAGAAGATGGATGGGGAATAGTAAATGAAGAGGGGCAAGTTGCTACAATTCCAATTTACGCAACAAATACAAATTTCGATGGAACAACAAGTATTTACGATTTTTATATAACACAAGAATGATAGAACAAATTATAGCATTGCTTAGAGTAGATAATTTCTATGGAGTGAGTGAAAACATAGACATTGCAAAGGGGAAATATCTATTGTCAGATAGTTTTGTTGCAAACTACAAACAAGGCAAAAGAGAGTTATTATTGAAAGCAAAGTACAATGGCAGAAAAGAAAGTAATTGAACTAGAAGTAAAAACAAACGCGCAATCTCTTAAAGCACAATTAAAGGAAGCGCAACAAGAAGTACAAACACTTTCTGAAAAGTTTGGTGCTGCTTCTGCACAGGCAATCAATGCTGCTAAACGTGCCGCTGAACTTAAGGACGCTATTGGAGATGCAAAAGAACTTACAGACGCATTTAATCCTGACGCTAAATTCACTGCTTTAAGTGGTGCTTTAAGCGGTGTTGTAAATGGGTTTCAAGCATACGAAGGTGCATTAGGATTAGTTGGGGTTGAGAGTAAACAACTACAGGAACAACTTCTGAAAGTACAATCTGCCATGGCATTAGCGCAAGGTATTGATGGCGTTACAGCAAGTATTCAATCCTTTAAAAATTTAGGTGCAATAGCAAAAAATGCATTTGCAACTATAAAGACGGCAATTGGATCTACAGGAATAGGATTAATAGTTTTGGCAATCGGATTGATTGTAAGCAATTGGAAAGAGTTGACAGGATGGGTTGAAAAATCATTTCCAGCTTTCAAAAAGATTGGTGACTTTTTTAGGAATTTTAGTCAGGTTGCAAGTGGTACATTAGACGCTATTATTGCAGGTTTTAAATCTGTAGCAAAAGTTATTGGTGATGTGTTCAGAGGAGATTTCTCGGGTGCTTATGAAGATGCTAAAAAAGTAGGTTCGAATATTGCTAATGCTTACAATAAAGGATTTGAGGAAAAGGATAAAGAGATTAAACAAAATGCGTTCTTAAAAACTAGGAAGTTTGAACTAGATTTATTAGAGGCAAAAGGAAAAGATGTAGCAGATAGAAAGCTACGATTGATGGGTGCAGAACTTAAGATGCTAGAGAAAGGCAGTGAAGAGTACAATGCGAAGTTGATAGAGATTGAAGAGGCAAGGACTAAGATACGTGAAGAGGCTGAGGCAAAACGTAAAGCACTAGCAGAAAAAGCTGAAGCAGGTAGAAAAGCTAGAGAAGAAAAAGCTAAAGAAGAGAAAGCAAAGAAAGACAAAGAACTAGAAGATGGTGAAGATGCGTTTCTAAAAAGAGGTGCTGAAATGCGAAAAGCAAGTTTAGAAAACTATCAAGACAATAGAGATAAGGAGTTATTTATTGATAATCAAAACTATCAAAAAAGAACAGAATTACAAAATAAAGCATATAAAGAAGATCAAGAAAGAAGAGATAAAGAGAAAGCAGATGCCATAATATTAGCAGATACTAAACTAAACACAGTTCGAAACTCACTAAATGTAATCGGTGACTTGGCTACATCGTTTGCTGGTAAATCTGAGAAAGCTCAAAAGCGCGCTTTTGATATTCAGAAAGCAGCGAATATTGCGGGTGGTTTAATGGATACTTATAAAGCAGCATTAGGGGCATTCAAAGATACACCAGGTGGACCAATTTTAAAAGGTATTGCCGCAGGCTTAACTGCTACTGCTGGGTTAGCTATGGTTAACAATATTCGTAATCAAGAATTCAGAGGTGGAGCTACAGGCAATATGCCATCCACTCCTTCAGGAGATAGTGGTGGCGGTCAAGCTAACCAAGTTATAACACCTAACTTCAATATTATAGGCGCACAAAATCAAACGCAATTGGCTCAATTAAATCAAGCACCGATTAAAGCTTATGTTGTAGGTTCAGACGTTACGACACAGCAAATGTTAGACAAGAAAAAAATACAAAATGCTACTTTATAAGTTATAATAATATGGAAAAGTTACAGAATATAGAGCTTACAATTAAGGATGAGAAAGAGCAAGGTGTCTTCGCAATTAGTTTTGTAGATCGTCCTGCCATTGAAGAAGATTTTATTTTACTTTCTGAAATGGAAGTGCAAATGAAAGTAATCGACGAGAATAAACGTGAGGTAATTGGTCTTGCATTGGTTCCTGAAAAAAAGATTTTAAGACGTATTAAAGATAAAGAATTTACAGTGTCATTTAGTGCTGAAACAATTGCTAAAACACAAGAACTTTACATGAAGAAACTGTACGGAAATAATGTGACTGTAGACCATGCAGAGAACGTAGATGGTGTAGCATTAATTGAGTCATGGATTGTTGAAGATAGTAAGAATGATAAATCAAATATCTACAAACTTAATGCACCAGTTGGATCGTGGGTTGTAAAGATGAAAGTTTACAATGAAGAAGTTTACCAAGGGATTAAAGATGGTAAGTTTAACGGATTTAGCATTGATGGTAAGTACGATGGATTAGAGCAATTAGAGATGCAAGACGATGTACTAAATGAGATTAAAGACTTACTAGAAAAACTATGAGTTTATATCCGCATTATGTAAGATATAAAGATTCTACACATATTGAGTCTACAAACTATTTGTATTTTGACGATGGTTCAGATGAATTACGCAGAATATTAAGAAGTAAATTTAACTCATTCTTAAATTATTACGACCATTTAGGGACTAGCGTAACGACTATTACGACAACTAACTTTTATAAATTAAACACAACTACTACGTTAGGACTTTACAACGATAATTTCCAACATACAAATAATAGAATAACAAACTTAAATACTAATAGAAATTGCAAATTAGAAGCATCTGTTTCAGTTACAAGTGGAAATAATAATATACTTAATTTTGCTTTTTATAAAAACGGGGTGATAGTAGATTCTAGTGAGATGGATGTTACTTGTTCATCAAGTGGCAAAGCATCAACAACGCATATACAAACGATTGTCAATTTAGGTGTAAATGACTACGTTGAAGTATGGGTAAAAAATCAAAGTTCAAACAATGTTACTTTGGTGCATTTAAATGTAATCATAACAGAAATATAAATGGAAAAAAAAGCAAGAGTTTCAAAAGCGTCACCAAAAGGTGGCAAGAGAGGGTGTCTATGTAAAGACGGAAAATACTCTAGTGAATGTTGTGATGGCACATTACAAGCACAAGGAATTGGAAGTGATGTACAGCAAAGTATATCTAACGTTAATCACACTGTAGTTGAACGAGTTATATCTGAAGCGAGAGGGTAATTTAAAACAAAGTATTTAATAATTAGTTAATAAAGTATGGAAAAAGAAACACTTTTAAAAAAGGTTAAAAACTTTCTTATTGAACTTACAGGTGTTGAGCCAGAAGTTTTAGAAACGAAGTTAGAAGACCAAGTATTAGCAGATGGTCAAACGACTATTCAAGCTGATATGTTTGAGCCTGGACAAAACGTATTTATCGTTGTTCCTGATGCTGAACCTGTGCCACTTCCTGTTGGTGAATATGAACTAGCAGATGGTAAAATCTTAGTAGTAAAAGAAGAGGGAATCATTGATTCAATCGTTGAAGCTACTGAAGAGAACACTGAAGAAGCAGAAACAGAAGTACCTGTTGAAGCTGAGAAAACACCTGAACAAACGAAAGTTAAAAAAATCGTACGTTCACAAGTTGAAGAGCAACATTTTTCTGCATTAGAAGAAAAGATTGCAGAGTTAGAAGCTAAGATTGTAGAGCTTTCTAAGGTTACTGAAGAAGTGGTTGTTGAGCTAGCAGAAGAGCCAAAACCTATACAATTCAATCCTGAGAATTCAAAAACAGTTGAGCACATCGACTTAACACCAGGAAAAGCGAGAAGTATCCGCGACAACATTTTAGAAACAATTTATAAATAAAATAAACTATGGCAACTACAACATCATTAACGACTACATATGCTGGGCAACATTCAGGAATGTGGGTAAAAGCTGCTTTATTAAGCGGTAACACATTAGCAAACGGAGGTATGACTATCATGCCTAACATCGCTTACAAAGCGGTAATATCGAAATTGAGTACAGACGGTCTTCTTGCAAATGCGAGCTGTGATTTCTCTGCT